TCGTCGAAAACTAACGCTCCAGAACGGGGCTTTTTTTGTATCCGAAAAAAAGGAAGTCTAACAATGACTAAGCACGAAAAAGAATTGCTCGAGCGTCGCTCGGGTATCGCGTCGCAAATGCGCGCTATGGTTGAGAAAGCAGAAACCGAAGATCGCGGTCTATCACAGGAAGAGCGCGGCTCCTGGGACGCTATGGCGGAAGACGTAGCGAGTCTGGACTCTCGTATCGAAACACTTCGCAAAACTGACTTTGGTGTCGAAGACGTTGTAACCGAAGCTCGCGGCGCGGTTGAGTCTAAGATGGAAAAAGGCGAAGCGTTCGGCGCTTTCCTTCGTTCTCATCCAGACGTTAACCCTATGTCGAAAGAACTTCGCGCGGCTATGGCAGAGATGCGAGCTCAAGCAGTAGGCACCGATTCGGCGGGTGGCTACTTGGTTCCGGAAGAGTGGGCGTCTTCTATCGAGTCGGCAATGCTGGCTTTCGGTGGTATTCGCGGCGCGGCGACTGTTATGTCTACGGCGAGCGGTAATCCTCTACATATGCCAACGGATAACGACACCGCGAACAGCGGCGCGATCCTGGGCGAGAACACTCAGGACAGCGAACAGGACGTAACGTTCGGCGAGTTGATCCTTAACGCCTACAAATATACGTCGAATATTATTCGCGTACCGGTCGAGCTAATGCAGGATAGCGCGTTCAACTTGGAGGCGTTCTTACAGGCTAAATTTGGCGAGCGTCTCGGTCGCGCAACAGCGGCTCACTACGCAACCGGCACCGGCACCGGGCAGCCGAACGGTCTGTTTACTGCGGCGGCTTCCGGCAAAACAGCCGCAGCGAACAACGCGATCACTTACGCGGAACTCCTGGATCTGAAACACTCAGTCGATCCGGCTTACCGTATGGGCGCGGCGTGGGTTATGAACGACTCGACGCTTCTCGCAGTTAAGAAACTGGTCGACGGTAACAACCGTCCATTGTGGAACCCTAGCGTCGAAATGGGCGCTCCTGGCACGTTCGACGGCGATCGTATCGTTATCGACCAGGGCTCTCCGTCTATCGGTTCGGCAACGACTCCGATCGCTTACGGCGACGTTTCTAAATACTTGATCCGCGACGTCGCCGGCGTTTCGGTTGCTCGTATGGTTGAGCGTTACGCGGACTTCCATCAGATCGGCTTCGTCGCGATGCTTCGCACCGACGCGGATCTTCTGGACGCTGGTTCGAACCCGGTTAAAAAGCTCACTATGGCGGTTTAACTATGATCGTCCGAATGCTTACTAGCGTCGCGGGAGTCGACTTCTCAGTCGCTCCTGGTCAAGAGATCGACTTTCCAGACGAGACGGCGAAGCGATACCTCGAAGCAGGTATGGCGGAACCGGTTCGACAGGCGAAAGTCGAGAAGGCGACCACGCGAAAGGCTAAAGACTGATCGTTAATTCAAAAGGACTTCTCGGAGTCCTTTTCTGTTAACGCTCCGCGATTCTCTAACGAGGTTTTTTATTAATGAATATCGAGCTAATTACTCCGCCGACAGAAGAGCCGATAACGCTCGCGGAAGCGAAAGAGCATCTCCGCGTCGTTCACTCGGACGAAGACGCGCTTATCGAGTCGCTGATTATCGCCGCGCGCGAAACGGTCGAGAGTAAACTCGAGCGCGTTCTAATTACGCAAACCTGGAAACATTATTTCGATCGATTCCCTGGCGAATATGCTTACGAGCTCCAGGCGGGGATCCAGTCGATCGCGTCGGTTACTTATCGCGACCTCGATAACGTCGAGCAAACACTCGCGCCGACCGTTTACGAGATCTCGAAAGATGCGGTCTCGCAATTCCGCCTCGCTTACGGACAGCAATTCCCGGAAGCTCTCGAGCGAGACGACTCCGTCGCGATTAGTGTCGTCGCGGGTTACGGCGATCGATACGCCGTCCCGGAAGGAATCAAACAAGCGATAAAGCTTCTCGTCGGTCATTACTACGAAAACCGCGAGGCGGTAGTAGTCGGAACTACTACGTCCGTCGTCCCTATGGCGGTCGACCTTCTTCTCCGTCGTTACAAGGTTCTATACATATGATCCGCGCCGGCAACCTAAGAAACCGTCTCGAGTTTAGACAGAAGAGCGAAAGCTTCGACGCTTACGGTAAAGCGGTTCGATCCTGGGCGACGTTCGTTACTACCTGGGGATCCGTTACAAAAGTTCCGACCGGCGAGTCGTGGGTTAACGATCGCGTCCTTAACGATCTCGCGATCGCGTTTAAGATCCGCTTTTATCCTGGTCTTACGACGGATATGCAAGTCGTATATAACGGCGTCGAATACGAGATCGTCTCGATTGTCGACCCTATCGGGAACCAGGCGGAGCTAATCGTTCTCCTCCGGGCGTCGATATGAGCGACTTCGAAGTCCAGGGATTAGCGGATCTCGAGAAGCAACTCGCGAAGTTCGGGAAAGAGCTCGCGTCGAAACGACTCCGATCAGCGCTTCGCGAATCCGCTAAACCGATCCAGGAAGCAGCGAAGCGAAACGTACCGGAAGCGGAGCGATCTTACTGGTCTCGACAGAAAGGCGGCGGGTATAAGCGCGTCGCTCCTGGACGACTTAAGCGTTCGATTAAGACGCGAACGATCGTTAAACCTGGAATCGTATGGGCGTTCGTTGGAGCTCGAGCGGTCGGCAAATCGAAGGACGTTTTTTATCAAAACTTCGTCGAGTTTGGAACGCGACCGCACCGAATGAAACGCGGAAGGCATCCAGGCGCGGAGGCGCAACCTTTCCTCCGTCCAGCTTATAAAGCGAACGAAGCGTCCTTCCTGGAAATGTTCAAACAGAAGATAAAGCGGAAGATCGATCTTCTCGCGAGACAACGAGCTCGGGGCAAAATATGACGGAATCGGAACTTTACTCTATCCTCGCGGCGGACGCCGGGATCACGTTTATAACGACTCGAGTTTATAACGGCGACCTTCCAGAAGGGACGACGTATCCGGCGGTTAACTTCGAATTTGTTGGAGACGAGGCGATAACCAACTTCGCCGGCGATACCGGACACCGGTTCGCACGATACGAGATCTCCGCCTGGTCGAAAGATTACACCGAAGCGCGAGCTCTATCCCTGGCGATCCAGAACGCGCTAATCGGTTATAACCGGGAGACAACGGATCCCGCTCACGAAGAAGAGATCGGTCTTTACCGGTTTATCTCAGAATATCGATTCTTTTCCTAAATTCCCGCTCGGGATAAACGGCGCTCCGGCGTCAATTCCAACAAGTCGCGAAAGCGGCTTTTTTTATGCCCGGTCGGGCAACAAATGAGGACTTTAAATTATGGCAGTCTTGGACGCACAAGGGACGGTTATTAGCTTCGCGGATAACCTATCAGCCGCGCAAACGGTCGGCGGCGTAACTTCTTTCTCCTTCGGCGGCGGCGGCGCGGCGGATATCGACGTCTCGACGCTGGCTTCGGTTGCGAAAGAATATCGAGCCGGTCTTGTAGACCAGGGCGATCTAACGCTCGAGGTTCAACGCGATCCGAACGATATCGGACAATCTACGATCGAAGCTTCCGCCGGCGCGGTTCGCGAGGTCGTTATAACGCTTCCGGGCGGCGATATCGCAACCTTTAACGCTTACGTCAAATCGATCTCGAACGAAGGTTCGGTCGACGGTACGTTAACCGGCACGATCACGCTTAAAGTAACAGGCGCGATCGCCTGGACGTAATCGAGGGGGGCGTTATGGGATTCGATTTAAACCGGATCCCGCTTTTACAAAGAGCGACGCCGGAACTCCGGACAGAGAGGCTCGAGATTTGCGCCTCTTGTCCGGATCGCCTTTTTAACGGCGGTCTTCTCACTTGTAAAAAATGCGGGTGCGCGATGCGGTTCAAAACTTGGTTAAAGGGCGCGAAATGCCCAGTCGGGAAGTGGTGATTTATGGCGTTATTAACGAAAGAGCAAATTCTCCAGGCGAGCGATCTTAAGAGCGAACTCGTCCAGGTTCCGGAGTGGGGCGGCGAAGTTAAAGTCGCGGTTATGTCTGGAACGGCTCGAGATCGACTCGAGGCTTCAATCGTCGGAAAAAACGGCGGACAGAATTTACAGAACGTTCGCGCGAAATATGTCGCGGCGTCACTGGTCGACGATAACGGCGACCTTATCTTCTCGGAGACGGATATCTCCGCGCTCGGGAAAAAATCAGCGGCGGCGCTCGATCGAGTCTTCGAAGTCGCGCAGCGCTTAAATCATATTAGCGACGCGGACGTCGAGGCGCTCGCAAAAAACTAATAGAACAACCGTACCGGCGATACGTCGTCGGTCTCTCGTTACGGTTGAAAATTCCTTATCCCGAATTACTCGAACGTCTCGATTCGCAAGAGATCGCGACATATATCGCTTACGACTTAACGCAGGACGAAGACTTCGCCGCGCGTATCCAGAAGGAAGCGGAGATCGAGGCGTCTCGCGAGCTCTCGTCGGAGGACTACGCGGCGCAATTTAAGAAACTCCTCGGAGGCTAACTTATGGCTAATATTGCGACGCTTGTCGTCTCGCTCGGCGCGAACTCGGCGAAGCTTATCACCGGGTTAAAGAAGTCGACGTCCGCCGTCCAGAAATGGGCGAAGGATATTAAGAAGAAGGCGGAGAGCGCGGCGAAGTTCCTCTCTCCGGTTGGAGCGGCTTTAAGGTCGATAACGAAGATCGCGGCGGCTGGCGTCGGAGCGGTAGGCGGATTCTTCGCGGCGATGACGGTTAAGACCAACGCGATAAAAGAGATCGAGAATACGGCGCGCGCGTTCGGCGTCTCGACGAAGGCTCTCCAGGAATGGCAGTACGCCGCGAACTCGGTCGGTCTCGAGGGCGATAAGATCGGCGATATCTTTAAAGATATCTCGGACAAGATTAACGACTTCGTCTTAACCGGCGGCGGCGGCGCGGCGGATATCTTCGAGCAACTTAAACTCGACGCGAAAGACTTTATCGGTCTCGCTCCTGATAAGGCGCTTCTAAAGATTAACCAGGCGATGCAGGGGATTACGCAGGGCGAGAAGATCTTCTTCCTCGAGGCGCTCGCCGGCGACGCTGCAAAGCTTCTCCCTCTCCTGGACGGTAACGCCGAAGGGTTTAAGAAACTCGCAGAACAGGCGCAGAAGACCGGGAACGTTCTATCCCAGGATCAGATCGACGGCGCGGTTCAATTCTCTAACGCTATGAAAGAGGCGACGAGCGCGACCTCCGGCTTCTTATCTCAGATCGCCGGCAACCTCGCGGAGCCGCTTTCCGAAGTCGTTCGCTTTATCCAGGACGAACTAATCGGAAACGCTTTCGGCGGCGTCCAGAGTGCGGCGCGAATGGCGTCTTCCTGGATCGTTGGATTCGTCCGCGACACGATCGAAACCTTCGCGAATATCTCTTCGGTCTGGACGAATGTCGTCGGAGGCGTCGACGGGATTAAGGCGGCGTTCCTTCGCTTACATCAAGTCGTGATCGATACCGTCGGAACGATCGCGCAACTCGGCGTAATCCTGACGCCTTCCGTTTGGGGTAAACAACTCGGACTTAACTTTAACGACGCGATAACCGAACAAGTCCGAAACGCTATGGCGGAGAAGTCGATCCAACTCGAGAAGTCGATCGCGGAACTTAAACCGACCGTCGAACTCGATTCGACCTTCGACTCTTCGGCGCTCGATAAGTTGGACGCGAAGCTCGCGGAGATCGAGAATCGTTTATCCAAACCGGCGGCGTCCCTTGAAGGCGTAACCGACCAGGCAGCGAAAGCGACCAGGGAAAACTCCAGCGAGACGAAGAATCTTTCCTCGCACGTTTCGCGCCTTTCTAAAGTTATGGCAGCGCGGGAGTCCGGCGATAAGAAGACACCGGCGGAGCTCGTTGGGAAAATGCCGCTCCAGTTTAAACACTATCTCGAGGCGGCTCAGAAACAAGCGTATCGCGGCGACGAGAAGGCTTACAACTATATGATCGGTCGAGCTCGAGACGTCCTTAACGCGACCGGCGGCGGCTCGTTCGGCGCGGATCAGAACTTCGACGTCCGGGCGATGGAAACCGCCTTCTCGGATATCGCCTCGATCGCGGCTCAGAAGATGAGCGGCGAGGCTCAGTCGAGCGCGCTTGGAACGTCTTCGACCGGAAAATCCAGCGGAACGATCCAGGAGGAGATCTTAAAAGTCGTTAACGCGAACGCGAAAGGACTCGGAGCGAATAAAGACGCAACCGAGAAGGCGGCGGGTAAAGTCCTGGAGAAGCTTAACGAGAAACCGGAACCGGTTGGATCGCTCTCGCTCGATATGACCACCGACGCCGGAAAGATCTCCGGCGAGCTCTTCGGAAATGCTCGCTTCCTCCGGGATCTTAAAGACTTCGTTAATCGATCAACCAAAAACACCGCGCGCGCCGTCGCGTCTTAAAGGGGTATTAAATGGCTCTCTCCGATCTCTCTTTTAAACTTTACACCGACTCGGCGTTAACGACGCCTTACGGCGGGACGACGACGCTTACGCACGAAAGCGACCTCTCCGATAATCCGCAAGACATTCAGCTTTGGTTCGGCTCGATAATTGCTGGTCGACAACTCCAAGCGCAGTCGAATCCTAGCGTCGACCAGGTAACACTAACGCCGACCGATATCCTTCCAGAATGGGTGGCGACGACCGCTTACTCTCTCGGCGATACCGTCGAGCCGACCGTCGATAATACCTTCCGTTATGTCGTAACGACCGCAGGAACGAGCGGCGCTTCGGAGCCAACGTTTCCGACCTCGATCGGATCGACCGTCGTCGACGGGACTGTAACCTGGACTTGCGTCGCGAAAACGCATCAACCGACGGAGATCAAGCTCGCGACAACAGCGGCGGGATTAGATTCCGCAACCGGCGGAGCGGCGCTTAACCTGGGAACGACAATTCTCGCCGGAGTCGGGAACGCAGTCGAAGTAAATATTCGCGTCGAGAATACGGTTACGACCGTCTCTTCGAACGCCGGTAATCCGGAATTATCTCTTTATATTAACTCAGTCGTCGAAACCGCAATTTAAAGGAGTTTGTTATGGGGCGTTTATATTCAAATAATTACAGTACGACGGTAACAACTGTTAGCGTAGGAACAGGCGACACGAGTATCGACGTTTCGAGCGTCGTCGGTTTACCGCTTGTTGGAAGTGGAGACTATTGTTTAATGACATTAACCGACAGTTTAACGGCTCCGACAAAAACGGAGATCGTTAAAGTTACAGCGGTCGCGGCTAATGTTCTAACCATAGAAAGGGCTCAAGAGTCGACAACGGCTCAAACCTGGGCGAGTGGCGATATTATCGAGTTAAGAGCTACGGCTGATAGTTTTGCTCGACTCGACGGCACAGAGATTGCGCGATATGTAGAAACGTATAACGGATCCGCCGGGACTGTTATCGACAGAGCGGACGGCGGTATTCAAACTGTCACACTCGCGGCGAATGGTTCGTATTCTGTCACAATGAATGATAACGAATCGATGCTTATCCAGTTTATTAATACAGATTCGTTTATTCCAGCCTTTACGGGCATATCCTTTATCAGCGGCGTATCACCTACCTTTATCGGTCCGGTTAGTTTTGTAAATTTTTTTAAGGTCTCCGGAGTAGTTTATGGCGCAGTTATTGGAGATTTTTAAATGGGATTAGTTACAAATAATTGCGTCTCTTCGAGTTGTCAAAAACCTAAAAAATTAAATAACTCGCTTAATATAGGAGGCGACGACAGTCCGCTCGCTTGTAAAGTTATTAATTACTACACCTCGACGAGTGTGTCGATCGATATGTCGGACGCGGCAGTCGGGACGCAATGTATCGTATTCTGGCGATATACCTGGTCGACTGTTAGCACTTACGGCGTTACGGATACGGAATTTTGGGATCCTCGCGTGGGAGTCGCTGGTTATACTGGTGACGGTTTCGCCGGTTATCAGTGGAAATGCACAGTTAACGCAGGAGTAAAGCAGAACGGGCTTGTAATGACCGATAACAACAGTAGCGCAAGAAAATCCTTATACGTTATTTACTGGCGAGAGGGGAATATTATTCGCGGCGATATTTACGCGGACGACGTCGTTCAACAAAACGCCGCTAATGCAAGCAAATATCTGCAAAGACCAGCAAACACATACCAAGAAAGCGCGAAGGGCGATATTCTAATATTGACGCAATCAAACGCTGCTGATTCTTACAACTCATTAGATGACGCCGGTCATACGGATTGGACAATCGTAACAGGAGCGAGCACTCGAGTTTGTGTCCGTTATCGATATCTCGATGACACGCTGGATTATCCATACAACGTGACAAGTAGGAATGTTTATGTTGACGCTTATACAAGCTCA